GGGGTCAGCGGTTCGGTAGCACTCGCAGAGTCGTTGCTGAATCTGCCCTTTGTCAGCCACCTTAACAACCCTTACGCAGCAGATTTCGACCTTGCCTTTGGAATCCCCAAACAGTTGTATTATGCGGTGAATATCGCCGCAAATAGCGACCCTTACGCATATACAAACAACAACCTGTTCAACGTCTATTGGTGGAATTTTATCCAAGAAACCGTCAGTCGTGAGGCGATGCAGTTGGAGTTGTCCATTATGCTCAATGCGGTGGACATCAGCCAACTCGACTTCCGAACCCCTATCTACTACGGAGGTGTCCGTTGGCGGCTGCTTGAGATTCGGGATTACGAGATAGGTCAGCAGAAGCCTTGCCGGGTAACCCTTCGCAGGATCCTCAACTTGACCGAGTTTGCCCCAAAGCAAATCTATTACTTCCCCTACGACGGCCCGGTTCCTGCAACGGATTCGGATTACCCGAACGAAGTACCTCCCATTCCAACCATCAAAGAACTCCCAGCGGTTGCAGGTCCTCCGGGTGAAACGGGTGCGACAGGAGCGCAGGGCGACCCCGGTCCAGCAGGTGCGGGGTTCACTCCGGGCGATGCAGCAGGCGACATCAAGTATTGGGACGGAGCCGATTGGGTCAACTTGGGCATCGGGACCGAAGGTCAGGTCTTGGAAGTTGTGTCGGGATTACCAGCATGGGCAGACAAATAAAAAACTATGGCAGTAACTAAAGAAATCGTCCTCGAAGTAGGAATCAAGGACTCAACCGCACAAGGAACGACGAGTGCGAAGCAGCGTCTGCGTGAACTCCAAAAGACGCTCATTGATATGTCTTTGGCCGGGCAAGAAGGCACGAAGGCTTTCAAGCAAATGGAGGCTGAGGCAGGGAAACTCAAAGACCAAATCGGGGACACCTCGCAGCGAATCAAGACCCTTGCAAGCGACACCGTAAGGATTGACACCGTTGTTTCAGCGGTGCAGGGGATAACGGCAGGGTTCCAAATCGCCCAAGGTGCAGCAGCATTGTTCGGCTCCGAGAACGAGGACTTGCAGAAATCGTTACTCAAGGTCCAAGGGGCCATGGCTCTCGCTACTGGAGTGCAGCAGGTTGCCAACCTGCTCAACAAGGACTCCATCCTGATAACCCAAGGGCAGGCAGCAGCACAGGCACTCTACGCAACGGCAGTCGGTGCAAGTACCGGGGCAATGAAGGCGTTTAGAATCGCCCTCCTTGCAACGGGTATCGGTGCAGCCATTGCAGCCGTAGGGCTTTTGATAGCCAAGTGGGACGACCTGACCGCAGCGGTCCGCAGGTTCTTGAACCTACCCGACCCAGCCATCGCAGCCAAGGCGAGGGAGCAGGCGTTGTTGCGTGAAGAAGCAGCCCTCTCCAATTACCGGGATGCATACGAAGCCCATACGAACGCCCAAATCGCAGCAGACCAAAAGAGGGAGGCACAGGTCAAAGAACGCCAACGCAAGGAAGCAGAAGCCACCCAAAAGCGTTTGGAGCGGTTAAGGGAAGAAAACAACGCCATCATCAAGTTCGTGGAGGACTTGAACCTGCAACTCTACGAGATGGAGTTGGATAGGTTAAGCCAGCAAGAGCAACTGCAAATCAAAGCCATGCAAGCCGAAGCACAAAGGCGGATGCAGGTGGACACGGCTGACGCAAAGTCCAAGATGGGTCAAGCCCAGCGTGAAGAGGACCTTGCTGGATTGCGTGAGAAATACATCGGTCAGTCCTTTGGGGTTATCAACGACATTATCATCGCATCGGCTGGAAAGAGCGAAGCAGCACAAAAGAGAGCCTTCAATGTCGCCAAGGCTGCGTCCATTGCCCAAGCCATCGTGAACACCTACCTTGCCGTCAGTTCAGCACTCGCCTTGAAGCCGACTGAATCCGTATTCCCCGGACAACGTTTCGTCGAGGCGGGTCTTGCCCTTGCTGCTGGTCTTGCAAACGTCGCCAAGATTAAGGCTCAACAATTCCAAGGCGGAGCAGGTGCAGGCTCACCCGGTGCAGACGTAACGGGTGCAGGAGCAAGCGCAGCACCTCCTCCCATCTTTGCGAACCCACAAACGACCAACCTCGGCACGGGCGAACTCTCGGCAGGCCAAGGCCAAGGATCATCGCCAATGCGAGCCTATGTTGTGGAGAGGGACATCACCCAAAGCACTCGGAGGGTTCGGAGGTTGGAGGAATTTGCAACTTTAGGGGCATAGGACATTTACCTACATGGAACTACCCATTTACAGGATGACCGTGGACGAGGTGGATGAAGGGGTCCAATTCGTGGCCCTGACCGATATGCCAGCGATTGAACGGCCATTCCAAGCCTTCGCAAAGACACCACAAAAGTTCACCGAAACAGGCGAACGGAGAGTGCTTACTGGCCCTCTCATGCTTGCAGACACTCCCATCTTTCGAAAGGACGAAACCTATGGCGAGTACTACGTCGTGTTTGACAAAGCCACCATCCGCAAGATAGTCCAAAAGTATTTCAAGCAGGGAAATCAGCACAACGTGAACGCTTACCACAACGCAGAACTGGATGGCGTGTTCATGTTCGAGTCATTTATAACCGATGCCGAGCGTGGCATCATGCCACCCAAGGGTTACGAGGACACCCCCGACGGCTCTTGGTTCGGGTCCTTCAAGGTAGAGAACGACGAGGTATGGGACAACCGCAACCTGTTCCGGGGTTTCTCCGTTGAGGGCCTGTTCGGGATGGACAAGACCGAATCCGAAATGGAGGTCGCACTCGCTGGCCTCGCTGACGAATTAACTGCTTTTTTGCAACATATCCAACCCAACTACAAATCCAACTAACTATGAACCTGAAAAACGCAATCGAATCCCTGCGGACTGAACTCCGCAAATTCAGCACCCAAAAGCAGTCCTTCGCTGACTACAAGTTGACCGATGGCACGGTTGTCCGTGTGGATGGCGACCTCGTTGCAGGGACTGCCGTTTACGTTGTTGCCGAAGACGGCACGTTACCTGCCCCCGATGGCGAACACGTCGTTGAGGGCGTTGGCACGATCAAGACCGAAGGAGGCAAAATCGTTGAGGTCATTGCTGCCGAAGTAGCAACCCCCGAAATCGAAGCCTTGCCTGTTGCTGCTGAAATCACCCCCGAAGTAGCCGTTGAGGTAACCGAGGAAATCAAGGAAGCCTATCCTGCCATGACCCCCGAAGTTGTTGAGGCTATCGTCGCCAAGCATCTTGCTGGCATTATGGAAGAACTCAAAGCGGCATACGCTGAAATGGGCAAGATGAAGGAGAAAATGTCTGCCTTCGCATCGCAGGTTGAAACCATGGCCGACATCGTTGAGAAAGTCAGCGAACTCCCAGCCGAAGCCCCAAAAGCAAGCGGTTCCGCAATCGTTGAGCAACGCAAGGCTCAGGCATCGCAGAACTTCAACGCACTCGCACAAGCACTTCAATCACTCAAAAAAAACTAAACCCCTAAACCCCCATTAACCATGGCATACAATTTTGGCAATTTAAACGCCTACACCGACCAAGAGAGACTTCCTCTCATTACCAAAGCGGTATTCTCCGCTCGTTCAGCAGCCCTGTTCACCAAGCAGGTGGGCATCAAGTTCGCTGCTGCCCTTAACCTCATGGACACCGATGCCTTGATTCAAGGCGGAGATGTTTGCGGTTACGCAAGTTCAGGTACGACTACATTCAGTCAGCGTAACATCACCGTTGGCCGTATGAAGGTTCAAGAAACCCTTTGCCCTCGTTCCTTGGAGCAGTACTGGATGCAGACCCAGTTGACCGCTGGCTCTACCTACGACAGTGTTCCTTTCGAGCAGGCTTTCTCCGAGCAGAAGGCTCTCCGTATCGCAGAGGCTTTGGAGAACGCAATTTGGAAGGGCAACACCTACTTTTCAGGTGTCAACCAGTTGTTGAACGCTGCATCGGGTTCTACCATTAGCGGTAACACAGGTGCGGTTTCTGCGTCCGTTGGTATCACCACAAGCAACGCAATCGCCATCTTCGACGGCATCTACAACCAAATCCCACAGGCCATCTTGACCAAGACTGATCTCGTGATCTTCTGCGGTTGGGACAACTTCCGTACGTTGCTTGGTGCGTTCAAATCAACCGCTAACGTCCTGTATAACCAAGTTGACTTGGCTGGCCTTGCTGACGGGGACATCATGTATCCCGGCACAAACGTCCGTGTCATTGCAGTCCCCGGCTTGACTGGAACTAACCGCATCGTTTCGTCTTACCTCGGCAACTTCTTCTACGGAACCGACCTTTTGAGCGACGAGGAGCAATTCTCAATCTGGTTCAGCAAAGACAACGATGAAGTCCGCTTCCAAGCAGCCTTCAAAGCAGGTGTCCAAATCGCTTACCCCGACTTGGTTGTAGACTTCAAGTTGACCTAATGTGTAGGGGGGAGGGCAACCTCCCCCTGCTTTTTGTTCCTTGAAACTTAAAACCCAAATACACATATATGTCCTGCTCCCTAACTACTGGCTACGCCCTCGGCTGCCGTGATTCCGTAGGTGGAATCAAAACAATCTACGTCCAATCCTTCATCCCAACGGGGTCCTGCAATGCCAACCTTTCAGGTGCGGTTACAGGCTTCACGGGTTACG